GATGGAAAAGATATATTGAATGATAAAGTAAAGGAAAGAGAATGGTATAGACCATTTGGTGCATCTGTTCTTGAGGAAGAAGTTTCAAATTATTTTGATTGGATTGGTAAGTCCGAGTATATGCTCTATACTATGGATGTATTGGAACCAGATAGATTTCCTGCTATCACACACGTTGATGGAACTTGTAGAACACAAACTGTAAGTCCTTCTTTGTATCATCAATTGATTAGTAAGTTTAAAGATCTCACTGGCATACCTATGGTATTGAATACTTCGTTAAATATTGGTGGGAAACCAATTGCTGGCACTCCTGCTGATGCTATTGATTTATTACACGCTTCTGATATGGATGCTTTAGTAATTGGGAACAAAATCTATGAATAACGTTTGGAAAAACTATAAGAAAGTTCTGTTTGTATCCGATTTCCTATTTTCATATGCATAAATAAAAACATGAGAGTTGAAATACTCTGTATGCAAATTCAAAATTACATTTAATAACTCTCTGGACAGCACCCTCTACGGGCCTGTCTTTTTTTTGTCCTTTTACTCGTATCGCATGGAACTTTACGCATCTCCTCAAGGATATCTCTATAACTTACACACTGTAAATAGAAAGGAAGCTAGAAAAATGTGGAGAAAGAGAATTAAAGATCAGTGGGATAATCAATGTGCCTACTGTGGTTCTATAGAAAATCTAACCATAGATCATGTAGTTCCCAAATCAAAAGGCGGAACTAATTATACAAAAAATGTTGTTTGCTCTTGCTTATCATGTAATGGATCTAAAGCAAATACTGAGTGGCAAGAGTGGTATTTAAATCAAGAATTTTTTCAAGAAGTAAATAAACGTAAAATTCAGGACTGGATAGGATATCAAGAGGACGGTAAAGAAAAGTTGTATCAATACAAACCAAGGAGAAACTACGTTCCTGGAATATCTTGATGCATATATAAATGTAATATAAAAAGAGTCTATGTACAGACTCTTTTTTATTGCGTATTCAAAATTAACATGTTATACTTTTACAGTTGGAGATGAAGACTATGTACACAATTTACTCAAAATATGGATGTCCATACTGTGTAAAGATCAAAAACATTATGGAACTTGCAGAACTAAAGCATGTTTCCTATGAATTGGGCGTTGATTATACAGGTGAAGAATTTTATAAAAAGTTTGGTAATGGTTCTACTTTTCCTCAAGTAATACTTAACGAAGATTCTGCCGAGTCAATTAAACTTGGAGGATGTACTGATACTGTTCAATATCTAAAACAAAATAACATGGTATGATCACCCAAAAACTAGCAGAGATTTACGATATCATTGAAGGTGCAGTTGATGATGCAATCGTTCGTCAAAAATTTAATTTGAGACTATACGATTATTTGAGGGATAACAAATTTACAAAGGATGAATTGAATCAACTTTTGAATAGTTCCCCTGTAAATACAATTAAAACTACAAGTGCCGATTTGAGAGAGTACATTGAAGGTGGTTCTGATAATGAGCATAAACAACTTCGTGAAGCATATGGATACCTGTCAAAACCACTTGCTAGAAAGTTAAAAATTTATATTGATGGCATCGTAGAAGATGTCATAAAATATAAAAATACAAAGGGTAAAGGAAAAAAGAACCAGAAAAATTAAATGAATGATCGGGAAATAAATAATACAGATATTAATGTTGATCGTGGATTAGAACTATTATTGTCTTATGAGAAAAAAATAGATAATAGATTAATATCTTTTAATATAAGACTTTTTAGTTTTGATGTATCTTTCAGCATTAAAAAAAATTCTCGGGGGAATGGACCATGCAAGAGGCACTCATTGCAGTAAGTATATTACTCTTGATTTCTTATTTGTTTATTGGTATAATAATTGGGTGGTTAGTAAAAGAGAACATTTATTCTTACAAAGGATATACTCATCCAGAAATGTTCGATGAGAATGGCAACATCCTACCAGATGAAATTTTAGCAGTACGATTTGAAAACAGTTATGACGACCACTACGAAACAGAAGAAGACAACGACGACTAAGGATCTTCCTGAACTACCAACTAATGCTTTTATGCATGAGATTCTTGAGGTAGTTTCAAAGCAACGCAGTAATGCAAAGAAAGTGGAGGCACTCAAAAAGTATGATTGCCTTCCACTTAAGAGTATTCTGATTTGGAACTTTGATGAAACTGTAGTTTCACTTCTTCCTCCTGGAGAAGTGCCCTATGGAAATCTTAAAGAGGATGCGACAGCATCTGGAAACCTATCAGATAAGATTAGAGTATCTTCACAGACACAAAATTCTATTGCTGAAGAATCCCAACGGGCAAAGAAAACTTCTATCCGTAAGGAATCTACTAAACTCTATAATTTTGTGAAGGGTGGCAATGAATCTCTTTCTTCTATCCGAAGAGAAGTAATGTTCATCAACATTCTTGAAGGTCTACATCCTGAGGAAGCAGAAATTCTTGTTCTTGTAAAGGATAAAAACCTATCTACCAAGTACAAGATCTCTCTTGACAATGTGAAAGAAGCATATCCTGATATTACCTGGGGAGGACGTTCTTGAAAATTATTCATGAAGATTGTGATCCAAGATTGGCAGATGATAGATCTCTGCCAACTTCAAGTTTCCTTGTAGAGTATGTTCTTGATAAAAAAATACATTATGATATTGTAATGTCAACAAAGCAAGTAGAAATTTTCGATTATTATTGGGACAAGTATAGAGAAGATCTACTTTCTTTTAATCAGACGCAAGGGAGAATTAATCCCAAACTGTGGGGTTATAAAACAAAAGAAGTAAAAAAGAAAGAAAAATGAGTAAAGGATTTAGTGGATTCACTAAGAATAATATAGATGATTCCAAAGATGGTAAGGCAAAGATCACTATTGATCAACGTGAAGTTGATAATCTTCTGAAAGAATATAAGAAGATCAAAAAGTATATGAGATCACCATTGTTTCAAGTAAAGACAATGGATGGAACTGAAGATTATGTTAGTAAATTGGTTGAAGAATTCAAAGATATTGATCTCTAAATAAAATGTGCCTTGACAAATTATCAAGGTGCATTTATAATCTAAACATATGATCTCTTTATTATGGAATACAAACCTTATAGTCCTGAGTGGCATAGATTACGTTATCTTAAAGATGCGATTGATAAATATCTTGATGATTATGCTGATACAGAAGTTATCTTAGAAGATATCCAAACTATTCTTAAATACCGTTCTGAAAATGCTCTTGACGAGTATCAACGGGTTTCTGATTTGCAAAAAAAACTACGAGACTAACATGTTATCTACTCAGTACAGACTAAGACTAGAGTCTATTTGTAGATGTATCGTAAACAAAGAAAGTGTTCCACTTGAGGACATGATCTGGGCAGAGAAGCTAGCAAAGTCTCATACACTTGCTAGGGATTGNNATCTCAACCCAGAGCAAGAAGTTCTATGAAACAACTTTTTCTAGTTCCTGATGGCAATGGTAGATGTGTCACTCATGATGGACACGTTCAAATGGGTAGTTTCAATCATTCAGTAGAGAAGCATCTTGAGTTATGTCCTGAACAAGACTGGCAAGTAACATACTGGATGCCTGATCCATTAGGTTTAAGATATAAGAGAATCAATTATCAGCATACTATGAAGGCAAACGAAGGTTCTGCTAGAACTGATAATGCTACTGATAGTCGTCCTAGAGACTTCCCCGACCAAGCAGAAAATAGATTAGAGAGAACATTANNGCTGGCAATGGTGAGATGGTTGATCATCCTTTAGGAAAAGGATCCCTCTGCTGTAGTATCTCATCTATCATCTTTGAGAAACTTGCCAAAGAACTTATCCCAACACATTATATTAATATGGTTGGTGCTAATAAGATGATCTGTAGAAAGGTAGACATCGTTCCACTAGAAGTTATTTGTAGGAATCGTGCTGCTGGATCTATTGTTCGTGAGACAACTTTGGTAGAGGGCACTCCACTACCACAACCGATTGTTGAGTTCTTTCTGAAGGATGATAGTAAGCATGACCCTCTCCTGACACCAGACCGTGTGCGTCTGATGGGATATGATCCAGAACCCTTCATTGAGATGACATTACGGATTAACGATTATCTCCGTCAGATGTTTTATATCATGGGCATTGACCTTGTAGATTTTAAAGTTGAGTATGGTTATGATGCTCATGGTGATTTGTATCTTGCCGATGAGATTAGTCCTGATAGTATGAGGTTGTGGAAGATTGGTGGTGATGAACGATTTGATAAGGATCTATTCAGAAAGGATGAAGGAGATATTGTACCTGCCTATCGTGAGATTCTAGATAGACTGCAACCATTAGCAGTCCAATGAAACACCACATCCCTGACATCATTANNAAATTGCCAGAGGTGAAATCATTGGATAAATTATCTAAAGAAGAGATGAGATCTAAGATCAAAGAGTTCTCTACACTTCTCAAAAGTCAAAGAGAACACTGGGACAAGGAAGACAAGATTGGATTTACATATTCTTGTGATCTAATCTCACAATCATTGATTACTTTATACATTCGTTTAGGAAGAGACTGATGGACTACAAAACTTCTGGTGTTGACATTCAAAAGGGACGATCATTCGTAGAGTATCTCAAAGTAATGGCTCCTAGGATTGGTGGATTCAATGGGATGATTCATGTCCCACCAGGATATGATCAACCTGT